TCCCGAAAGGGCAGTAAATGGAGAAAAGAATGGTTGGATTAAGAACCTTCGGCGGATTAGCCGACTTTGAAAACTTCTGGCTAGGATATGACCGATTTAATCGTCAATTTACTAGAGAAGTTTTACCGTATGCGGAGGTAAATTACCCCCGCTATAACATAGTCAAGGATAAAGATAGCTACGATATAGAGATCGGACTCCCTGGCTGGAATAAGAATGACCTCGAGGTCTCTCTTAAAGAAAGCATCCTCACGATCGAGGGTAAAAAACAAGACACTAGTGCTGAATACATACACAGAGGTGTTAGTGGAAAAGCTTTCAAAAGAACGTTCACTTTGCACGAAGATTTAATAGTGCATAATGTAACTTTCAAGAATGGAATGTTGACAGTAGAAATTGATATTGTCGTTCCAGACGAAAAGAAACCAAAGACCTTTAGTATTAAGGGTTAAATATAATTGGGGAGAGTAATCCTCTCCCCAATTTATAATGTATGAGAGGAGTATGAACCAAGAAGCATATGAAAGGCGAAGAAAATTCTATAAATTGTAATGAGTCTTTTTATGGGAGGGGGAAAACAACCTAAGTGGAAAGTTTATAATGATAAACCCACGGAGGAAGAACTGAAAAAATGGAAACAAGAAGATGATATTTATAAGTTATTATTTTGGGTGTTCTTCTTATATGTATTAATTGATACAGTTTTTTCTTTGTTCTAATGGCTAAAAAGAAAACAAGAACGGCAATTAAAATGCAGAGTACAGAATCTCCGCATTATTACACAACAGTAACAAACCCTAGAAATAATAGTGGTAAATTACAGTTGAAAAAGTATGATCCTACTTTAAGAAAAGTAGTGATATATAAACAGGCAAGAAAACTAAAATAATGCAATATATTTACATAATGATAGTAATTGGAGGATTAGCAAGTGGTGGTTATGTATGGTACCAAGACACAATGGATAGATACGAAGTACTCGCTGCAGAGAAGGCTGCACTTACTCTCAAACATCAACAACAAGAAGCTGCGTTTGAAGCTCTTAGGAAATCTCATGAACAGCAAAGAGTGGCAAATGATGCTCTTACAAGAAGAAATTCAGAAATCGAAGCAGAAGCAAAATCGTATCTGGAAGTTTTTAAGAAGCATGATCTCACCAAACTGGCACGAGCTAAGCCTGGACTCATTGAAACTAGAGCGAATAACGCGACGGATAAAATTTTTAAGGTAATAGAAGATGAAACAGAACCTCAAGATTACGAACCTAATACTAATACTAGTACTAATTAGTAGTTGTTCAATGGGTGGACGAAGAGCCACACCAAATCCCGTAGAGATTATTTCTGCACCAATACAAATTGAAATATATCATCCACCTCTGCCAAAAGCTATTCAGTTAGAAAGACCTGATTGGTATGTTGTAAGTGAAAAGAATATAGATGAGTTTATGGAAAAACTTTCAAAGATACAAGGGTTTGAAGGAGTTCCAACATTTTTTGCGCTAAGCCCGCAAGGGTATGAAAAAATGAGTGGAAACCTACAAGAAATGAGAAGATATATACTAGAACAAAAAGAAATAATAGTATATTATAAAACAGTTACAATGACAGATGAACCTACAAAGGTGGAAAATGCGTCTAATAGACCTTCTATTGGCTTATTTCCAAGAGATAAAGAATGAAATTAAAATTAATAGAAAAGTTTCATGAATCTTTACACTCAATGAGTATAAGGGGTCATTATATTAAACATATAGACCTACAAAAAAGAGTACAAAAAATCGAAAAGAAACAAGCAGAACGATTTCCACATCTTATAGAAAGATTAGAACAGTTAGAAACAGATGTTAAAACACTAAAAATGGAACACGATATTTTATATGCTAATTCTTTAAAGACAGATGAATGAACCAGAGTATAAATTTGATGAAGATAGAAAAATCAAAGAAACTCTAAAGTATATACAGACTACTTACGATAAACATTATTCTCAAGGTAGTATACAATCTACAGAATTTATAGTAGATTCTGGTCATATAGAAGGATTTTGTATAGGAAATATTATTAAATATGCTCAAAGATATGGGAAAAAAATGGGCGAGAGCAAGAGTGATAATCTTAAAAAGATTATACATTATGCGTTAATAGCGATGAAATGATAAGTATAACAGATAAAGCAGTACAAAAACTAAGAGAGTTTATAGAACCTTGGGAGATAGTTAGATTAGCTGTCGAAGGTGGAGGCTGTAATGGCTTTCAATATAGGTTTGGAGTACAATCCGATGAGGAAATTGAACAGGACGACCACATTACTGAAGCAGCTGATGGAGTTAGATTATGTGTGGACTTTATTAGTTATCAGTATTTAGAAAACGTAGAAATAGATTTTGAACAGACAACGTTTAGTTCAAAGTTTAAAATAAACAATCCTGATATATCAAGGACTTGTGGTTGTGGAAGTAGTTTTAGTTAATTTTTAAACAAGGAAATATAATGATTTATAAATATATTTGGTTAGACGGGTATACTCCCGAACAAAACCTAAGGAGTAAGATTCAAGTTGCAGAGGGATATGGAATACTATCAGAAAATGACGGACCGCCTATTTGGGCATTTGATGGATCTTCAACACAACAAGCAGATGGCGGGTTATCAGACTGTGTATTAAAACCAGTTTCTAATTATAAAACGAAGACAGATACTTTAGTTATGTGTGAAGTACTAAATAGTGATCACACACCACATAAGTCTAATTATCGTACTGATTGTGTAGGTGTAATTGGAGATGAATGGTGGTTTGGATTTGAACAAGAGTACTTTTTCTATAAAGATGGAGAACCATTAGGATGGAAAAAAGGTGAAGAACCAGCTCCACAAGGACAGTACTATTGTGGTGTAGGTAGTGAGAATGTCGCAGGACGAGAAATCTCAGAAAGACATCTTAAAGCCTGTTTAGATGCAGGAATTCAACTTACAGGAACAAATGCAGAAGTTGCACTAGGTCAATGGGAATATCAATGCTTAGGTAAAGGAGTTAAAGCTGGAGACGACCTATGGGTTAGTCGTTATCTTTTATATGAAATTGCAGAAGAATTTGGTGTTAACGTAGTTTTACATCCAAAACCAAAATTAGGAGATTGGAATGGTTCAGGTATGCATACTAACTTCTCAAATGAAGAAATGAGAACTACTGGTAGTCAGTCATTAATGAATGAATTGTGTGAAAAATTAGGTTTATACCATGATGAAGCTATTGAAGAGTATGGATCTGATAATGATATGAGGCTAACAGGACTTCATGAAACTCAAAGCATTGATCAATTTTCATACGCAAAGTACGATCGTGGTGCAAGTATTCGTATTCCAATTTATACTATCGAACACGATTGGAATGGGTATTTAGAAGATAGACGACCCGCAGCAAATGCCAACCCTTATAGAATAATGGCACATATTGTAGGAGCCGTACGATGACAACACAGTTTTACAAAATTGAATTAACAGTTGAAATAGAAGCTGTTGATAAAATAAAATTTAAACATGTAAGAAGATTATCTGAAAGTCAGGTTTACGCTATTGATGTAACGCCTTTAGATATAGAAGATGATCAATTTATTTGGTTAAAAGACATGCAAAGTCAAAGAGTTCAAAAACGAATGAATAGAGCTAGACTTTGGATTAAATAGAACCCTTAATGGGTCAAGCTCAATGAGCAACGGGAGCAAAATATGGAACTAGTAAACAAGTGCGTAGCTTGGGTAAAAGCTAGAGTTTCAGAAAGAACCTCTTGGGATGGAGTAAGTGTGATAGCAATTAGTATTGCAGTCTTAGTAGCTTCTCCCATAGCAAAGTGGTTAGCCTATGCAGGAATTCTGTATGGACTGTATACTTTTGTAAAGGAACAGTAAAATGGCACAACCTAGTGAACAATTCGCAGGTGACATGAGCCGCAACGAAGTAGAAATAGATTTAAATAAGTTTATGGCTATGGTTTCAGAAATAGGGGAACTAAAAGCAAAAATCATGGAGATGGAAATGGCTGCAGAGCCCGATAACCCATGGCAGAGATGGATATGGTTTTCTAATATGATAGACGCTTATAGGATATTTCCAAGAGCATTTTTAAGTATCTATATGTTTTTATTGTACTATTGTACAATATGGTTTATGGAATTACCAGAACCAACTTTAGAACAGTCTGGCTTAGTTAGTATCATAGTAGGTGCAGGAGCAGCATGGTTTGGTTTATATGCTGGCACTGCTAAAGATAAAATCAACAGCAAAGGATAAAACAATGAATGTAGAGCAAAATTTATTCGGAATAATAGGAAAACAATTAGGAATAGGGACTGATGAAATTAGTTATAAATCTAACTTTATGAAAGATTTAGGCGCTGATTCATTAGATACTATTGAAATAGTTATGTCTATTGAAGAAGAATTTAATATTGAAATACCAGACCATGAAGTAGAACAAATGGAAACAGTAGGATCTGTATTAAATTATTTAACTGCAAACCTTTCCAATGGGTAAAGGTTCAAAACGAAGACCCATATCTGTCCCATTAGCCAAATTTAAGGCTAATTGGGACAGGATATTTAAACAAATAATAAAGGATAAAGAGATGTTAGTATTATATACAGAAAAACAACTAGAAAGAGCATATAAAATATTCTTAGCAGACTATGAGGGAACAATAGTTCCAGATCTAGAAGCTTTCAGAATACTATTTGAAGCTAGTGAAGAACTGCAAGAATTGGCAGGACAAGACCGTAGAGTAAAAAACTGGAAACAGGAACAACACGAAAAGAAAATATTTGGCAACGATGAAATGGATTTTAGCGGTGCTTTTGAGACAGATATAGAAAGCTGTAGAAGAACTCCTACAGGTTTTATACCAAAAGACACGAGTATTCATTAATGGTAGTCAAGAAAAAGGCTCACGAAAAGTTAGACAATAAAAATATTCAAAGAGTTATAAACGCTCTTAATGGAGAAAGTCCAATAACTAAGAAAGAAGCTTGTGAGATGCTTCATATAAATTACAACACCCCCAGACTATCCAAAATTATAAAAAATTATAGAGAAGAAATAGCCTATAGACAAAAAAGAATGGATAGAAACAGGGGAAAACCCGCAACTGATATTGAAAAGAAAGAAATAATTTTACAGTATCTAACAGGTATGTCGGTTACTGATATTGCTAAAGGAATGTATCGTTCTACTTCATTTATAAAATCATTTATTGATAATACTGGAGTTCCCACAAGAGTGGCAGAGGGCGAAGAATTTATAGTGCCAGATGAATGTGTAAAAGAAGAGTTTAAAATCGGAGAATGGGTATGGTTTAATAAAAACCACCCAGATACAAAAGGTGGAAAAGCAGGAAAGATAGTAGAAGATCTAACTTCCACAGCTAGAATAGCGCACAAACAAGAGTGTAAAGCTTACAGAATTCATTATTGGACTCCTATAGAGTGGCAAGAAGGAATGTGGGCATCATGGTGGTCTGGTCATAAAAGATTTGTAGGTTGGACAACAGCATTATCTTACGAGATAGGATCAATTCAACATCTTATAGATGAGTATAAATTGAATGAGGAAAGTTTATAGTATGAAAATGAAAAAGTTTTTTAAATGGATAGTATCTTTATTTCGAAGATACAGAAGTCTCAGCGTTCATTATAATAAGTATAATAAAGAAGGCGAGATTATTGATGTGTTAGTAAGAAAATTTGAAGTAAAGAAGTTTTATAAAAAGACACCTAAGTATATGAAATTTAAAACACTAGATAATAAAAAAGTAGAGATTAAAACTAATAGTCCTATGGATTATATAATAGAGGATTTATAGTGGATTTCTTATATTATTATGCTTCTTTTGCAACAGCAGGTGGAGTAGTATCTACATGGTCACTTTGGCGACCAGCTATGAATTGGATAAAAGAAAATAAACCTGAGAGTATGATTAATCGTTATAAGTGGGTAAATGGTATAATATTTTTTAGTTTATCTACTATATTTGCTCCATTAATGATAGCTTGTTTAGCTTATGAGGAACGATTTATAGAAAGTTTTATAAAGAGCTTATTAAAAAAAGATGACGAAAAATAATTCTTGACATTATTCTCAAATTTTGATACTATAGAATAATAAAACTAAAAAAGAAAAAAATTAAGGATACAAATGGAAACATATGATACATTAAAAGCATGGGGAATAAGTAAAGAGGACTTAATGCCCAAAAAAGTTCATGAACAGCAAGTTAGAGATCTAAATGAACAACTCTATAGTGCTTATGGACGAATTGCTAAATTAACTAGAAAAATCGCCAAACTAGAAAATTAGTGGGAGATCGATTTTATTTAGAACAGCGAGCTAAGACTGGCTCGTGCATTGGTTATCAATCTTTTAGGAGAAAAAGAATGGCTTGGGAAGAAGATAAAAAGCAACAAGCAATAGAAATGTATACTGATGAAGAACCTACTCCTGAAACGAGTATGGAAATCGTCAAACTCATAGCCGAAGAATTAAATGAATCACCAAATGGTGTAAGAATGATTCTTACTAGGGCTGGAGTATATATCAAAAAGAACCCTTCTGCAGGAAATAGTTCAGGCAAAACGGGTGGAGGCAGAGTAAGTAAAGCTGAATGTCATCAAATGTTATTTGATGTAGTTGGCTCTCTCGGCGGCTCTCTTGATATGGATATTATCAGTAAAATTTCTGGCAAAGCTGCAAAGCATATCGCAGAACAAATAGTAAGTAATTAACTTATTTAGCGTGGACTTTTTGTCCACGCCTTTTTGCACCTAAAATTTTGACCTAAAAATTTAAAATTAAAAATAACTGGTTCAACCCTTAAATCCCAGCAAAAATTTAAGAAGGTAAGTTAGCAACACCATAGTTAAAAATTATATTAATTAAAGGTGTTCTTATGGACAAAGAATCTTTTAAGGATAAAGTAAAAGAATGTGAAGACGCTATAATTACTTATCGAAGTACAAACTCACGAAAGTTAAAGTATAATGTATGCACATTAAATTTCACTACTCCTTATATACAGAAAAAACACAATCGTGCTAAAGAAACGAAAGACACGGTTTTATTATTCTGTTGGGATACAGATTCCTACAGACTTTTGCGTCCTGCAAATGTCACAAGCATTGTTCCATTAAACTCAATCTTAAAAAATAAAGGCGACCATGAATGGTAGATATATGGCAAGAACCAGAAGTATACTCACGAATAATTCACGAAAATGAAGATGGATTAGAACAAGTTCGTCTAACAATAAACACTTTTCGAGAGGTTGAGTATATTCATCTCAGAAAATATTATTTAGATTTCAATGAAGAATGGCAACCTTCATCGAAAGGGATAGCTATGCCTTTAAACCTATCAAACTCATACGAATTATTTGCGGCTCTGGTTGAAATACTTTCTCTAGCTGAGAGCAAGGATACGATCATGAAGCATTTTGGTAAAATTTTCAACGAAGTTTATAATAGTTCTTGACTTTCCCCTTAAATTCATTTATAATAAGTATATAAAATGAAAAAAGGGAGTAAAAGTGAGTCTAAAACATCTACTAGAACAAGCAAGTAAAGCGTATTATGAGGGTACTCCTATAATGCCTGATTATCAATTTGATGAACTATCCAAACTTTATGACTGGAAGAATGTAGGTTATGAAGGAAAAAACGGTAGAATTAGACATGAGTATAGACTTTATAGCTTACAAAAATTTTTTACAGATAGTGATAAATGGGTTTGGTATTTTGAAACCTTTATGGATCATGAAATAGTAGAAACCCCAAAACTAGATGGCGCTTGTATTAGCCTACTTTATAAACAAGGTATTCTAATTCAGGCTCTAACAAGAGGCGATGGAATTGAGGGTATTGATATCACAGATAAAATTATTTTATCTAAAATGGTACCTCATCAATTAAAACATATGGACTACTCTCAAGGAGAAGTCAATAACGAATCAGACATATCACAAGTCACGGGAGAAGTCGTTGCTCCCAAATCTATAACAAATTCACGAAATTACTCAGCAGGCGCTTTAAACCTGAAGGATACTAGTGAATTTATCTCCCGTGATCTTACCTTTATAGCATATGATCTGCAACCCGCAGAACATTGTTATACATGGAGTATGGATTATTTAAGATATTCTGGATTTAAGACAGTAACAGATCAAGTTTTAGCCCTTGAAATACCCCAAGAGTGGGAACAGTTTCCACACGATGGTCGAGTATTTAGGATTAATGACACAAAAGAATTTGAAAAATGGGGTTATACTTCCCATCATCCTCGTGGAGCATATGCCTTAAAAGAACAAAAAGAAATTCAACAAACAATTTTGAAGGACGTAGTATGGCAAGTTGGTAAAAGTGGTCAAGTATCACCAGTAGCCATCTTAGAGCCAGTCGAAATCGGAGGAGCGATTGTAAAAAGAGCAACCCTACACAATATAGCATATATTGAAGATTTAGGTTTAGAAATTGGTTGTGGAGTAGAAGTTATCAGATCAGGAGAAATAATCCCTAGAATTGTAGGAGTTATTGAAAAATAGTTCTTGACAATGGCGGTTAGATTTGGTATAATAATAAAATACAAATGAGAGAATAAGTTTGATAATGACCAAAACAATAACACCACCAAAAAATTGCCCTAGTTGCAATTCGGTATTAGAATGGGTCAAGGATCAGCTTTTTTGTATGAGCGATAGTTGTCCAACTAAAAATTCAAAATTAGTAGAACACTTCGCAAAGTCTCTCAGAATAAAAGGTCTTGGACCAAAAACAGTAGACAAATTATTACTAGACAATATTAATAAGATTTACGAAATAGATTATAATTACATAGAAGCCTCTCTAAAATCTAAGAAATTAGCCGAGAAATTGATTAATGAAATAGAGAAAAGTAAGAAGTCTGATTTACAGACTTTATTACCAGCGTTTTCTATCCCACTTTTTGGAAGGACAGCCTCTGAAAGATTATGTGGGGAAGTTTCGGAAATAAGCGAAATAAATGCTGACTCATGTAAGAAAGCAGGGTTAGGTCCAAAGGTAACAAATAATATGTTAAACTGGCTCAAGAACTTTAATCAGTATCAAACACTCCCTTTTAGTTGGAAAACTAATAAGCAAGTTCAAAGAACAGCTTATATGGAAGTAAAAGGAGTTGTTTGTATATCTGGAAAACTTAAGTCTTATCCTACAAAAGCTATTGCAAAGAAGTATTTAGAAGCAAAAGGTTATGTAGTGAAAAGTAACTTTACAAAAGATGTGAACATTTTAGTGAATGAAAGTGGGATAGAATCCGCAAAAACTAAAAAGGCTCATGATAATAATATAAATGTAATTAATGATATTACAACTTTAATCGGAGGATAGTCAAATGGGTGTACCTAAATGGACAGAAGAGCGAACAGACTCGCTCACCGCATTTGTAGGAGATGAATCTCCTATTTCTCAAGCAACTGTTGCCGCAGGCGCAGAACACTTGGGAACAAGCCCTCGTTCCGTTTCTTCTAAGCTGAGAAAGATGGGATACGATGTCGAATTGGCATCTAGTGTTTCAACTAAAACTTTCTCGGACGACGAAGAAGCAACTCTACGAGCATTCGTAGAGGGTAATTCGGGGCAATATACTTACGCTGAAATAGCCGCTGCTTTTGCAGATGGAAATTATGCAGCTAAGTCTATTCAAGGTAAGATCCTTTCTATGGAACTTACCGGACACGTCAAGCCTACCGAAAGACCAGCTAGTGTTAGAACTTATTCACCAGACGAAGAAACAACCTTTTTAGGTTTAGTTTCTAATGGTGCATTTGTTGAAGACATTGCTGAGGCTCTTGGTAGACCGATCAACTCAATCCGTGGTAAAGCATTGTCCTTCCTTAGGACTGGTGAAATAAATGCAATCCCTAAACAAAGGGAAAGTAACGCCAAATCCAAGGTGGACGCTTTAACCGAATTGGGCGACATATCTGGAATGTCAGTTTCTGACATTGCTGATGAAATCGGTAAAACACAGCGTGGTGTTAAAACTATGTTAACCAGGCGCGGACTTACCGCAGCTGATTACGATGGTGCAGCACGAAAAGAAAGAGTAGCTACTTAAGCTATTTTTTCGTAGGGAGCAAGGACTGACGAGTCCTTGACTTTCCTTACGTTTAAATCTGGGGGAATGAATGAATATTGCATCGGCACTACTCAATAGAATTATATTGGAACAAGATACTGAAACTTGGGGAAACTTGCAGCTTCATTATTTACCTCCAGAATATCAATCTATTCACAGAGCTATCAACAAACATTTTGAGCAGTATCTTGCTCTTCCAACCTTTGATGATTTAAAATTAGAACTCAGGGATCAGTCATTAAAGGAAAAAATTTATGCCATAGAATCCCTAGAAGTGGACTCAAATCCATATCAATTATTAGAATACCTAAAAAATGAATATACTCAAGTCGAAATTCTCGATGAGGTAGACAGCTATATTGAAAAATCTGTTGGGATGGCTACAGCAGAAGAAAATATAGAATCTATAGAAGATATAGTAGTAAAAGTACGAAATAAAGTAGAGACAGATACTGAATCTATCAGTATGCAAAAAATTGATGCTTTAGAAACGGAAGAAGAAATAGCTAACTATATACCACTAGGATTAAATGATGCCTATGACCAGAGAATGAGGTTTACAAAAACAGATTTAATATTATTAGGTGGTCGTAGAGGAATGGGTAAATCTTTTACCTGTGCAAATATTGCAATAAATCAATTTAATCTAGGTAAAAGTTCTTTATACTTTACAATAGAAATGACCAAAGAACAAACCTTTAGAAGGTTTGCTTCATTAGGAACAAACATTCATCTGGACAGACTTAAGGATAGAAATTTAACAGATCAAGAGTTTCAAAGACTTGCAGAGTGGCAATCTGATAGATTTGAAGGAAGTTCTACTTGTCTAATGAATTATTATACTCATAAAGATTATGATAAGTTTCAAAGAGAAGTTACAAAACTACCCTTAAGAACAGATAAACAAATGGATATTGTATACGATACTACTTTAACACTACCAAAAATTAAAGCAGAGATTGAATATAGAATGAACTATTTAGATTTGGGTGTTGTAATAATTGATTATATAAATCAAGTCCGAAGATCGTCTGCTCCAAATAATAGAGCCGGACAATATGATTGGACAGAACAAATAGAAGTAAGTAAAACTTTAAAACAATACTCTCAAGATTATGGAGTATTATTCTTTTCTCCTTACCAAACAGATGCTACAGGTGAAGCTAGATTTGCTAAGGGTATTCTTGATGCCGCTGACGCGGCATTTGCATTAGAAACTTGGGCAACTGGTGATAACTGTATCAGTTTCATATGTAAGAAGATGAGAAACGGTCCGATGGAAAGTTTTACTAGTGAAATGGATTGGAACACACTAAAGGTTGGACCTAAAAGTGCTCTAAATCCTAAAGAAAAAGCTGAAATGAGAACAAAAATGAACGAGGAGGTACATGAATTATGAGCTTTGAACAAATGGGCGCAATATATGCCGTAGCTATATTATCCGCTGTATGGGGTTTTGCTATGGGATATTGTATGAGAGGAATGGATGATGAGTGAAGGAAAGAGTTGGCCTATGGTTAATACAGGAGCCAAAAATCCAGTAAAAAAACAAAGTTTTGAAGAACGAATGAGTGATGCTACAGAATTTTGGCAAGCTCTAAGAGATTACAATAAAGAAAGAGAATATTTTTTAGAACAAGCTAAAGAAGTATCTGGTAAACTTGAAATTAGATTAATCAAACAAGGTATGAGAGGTCTTTTTGCAAATAGAATATTTAATAAAGGTGAAATAGTTTTAATATTAAAAGGAAACTATTTTCCTAAACCCAGTAGAACTTCAATACAGGTGGGAAAAGATAAACACGTAGAAAGTTATGAAGGTGGATTAATTAATCATCATTGTAATCCAAATACTAATATAGTAATAATTCCTGATGTAGAACCAGCACTTGTAGTTGCAAATAAAATTATTTTTAAAAGGGAAGAAATTACTTTTGATTATGAAACTACAGAAGTAGAAATGGCGAAACCATTTAAGTGTGAATGTCATGGAAATTGGATTCAAGGAAAAAACTATAGGTTTCAAGAATGAAAAGTTATCAATGTATAATGTGTTCCTTTATATATCACGAAGCATTGGGGTGGCCCGAAGACGGTATTGCTGCAGAGACGAAATGGGAAGACATACCTGATGATTGGGAGTGTCCAGATTGTGGTGCTATGAAAGAAGATTTTTATATGGTGGAGATGTAGTATGAGATTTTTAGAAAAATTTTTTGAAGCATTAACGTTTTGGATATTCTTTTTTATATTCATGTTTGTATTTTTATTTATATATAGAGTACTAATGGAAGGATGAACGTAGAAGAATTAATACAGAAAAAGAAAATAATGTACCGACAACAAGGTGCAGACTTTGTAGTACATTGTTTAAATCCAGAACATGATGACAGTAATCCTTCTATGAGAATTGATAAAATTACTGGAATATTTCATTGTTTTTCTTGTGGATATAAAGGAAGTATATTTAAGTATTTTGATACACCAGTATCATTTCTAGAGCAAAAAAGAGCAAGATTAAAAAGAAAAATTGAAGACAGAAGAACAGAGAGTGTAGGACTAACAATGCCTAAAGATTTGATGGCTTATGCAGGGAACTTTAGAAATATAAAACCAGAAACTTATACAAAGTATGAAGCATTTACCCACCATGAATCACAGTATGTAGGTAGAGTAGTATTTCCAATTAAAGATATTACAGGAAGGGTATCGGCTTTTATAGGTAGACATATGGATAGTACAGTTGTTCCTAAATATATGATTTTTCCACCAAAAGCTAAAATGCCCTTATTCCCATCTCATGCTAATCCAATTCTTGGCAGAGTGATTTTAGTTGAGGGAATTTTTGATGCACTCAATTTATTAGATAAAGGATTATCCAATGCAATGTGTTGCTTCGGAACTAGAAATATGGATATTTATAAGTTGTCCGTATTAAAAGTTCAAGGAGTCATTGGATTAGATATTCTTTTTGATGGAGATACAGCAGGAAGAGAAGCAGCAGAGAGTATAGTAGAACTCTGCGATAAAGTAGAATTATTATCTCAGGTAGTACAAATGCCAGAAGGATTAGATCCTGGCGCACTACCTGCGGATAGAGTAGAAAATTTAAAGGAGTGGTTATATGACGAACCAGAAGAACATAGCATTAATTGATAAAGCACCAAATAGAACAAATTATCATAATCATTTTAAAGATTCATTTGAGTTTGATCATTATCATCTCTGTTCAGAATTTAAAAAGAAAGTATTAAAACGAGATGTAGATATAGAAATAGATTTAGATTTATATGATTGGATTATTCTAGTAGGGTCAGAAGCCTTACAATTTTTTACAAGAGAACGATCAATTACTGAGCATAGTGGGCGTCTGATAGACGACAAATTTCTCCCAGTTATTAACCCCGCTATGCTCTCTTTTAAACCAGAGGCAAGAAGAATATGGGATGACTCCTTAAGGAATATTATTGGATATATAGACGGAAGTTTAAAACCGATAGAATATTCTACTGAAAAGTTCAAGGGAATAGAAAATAAAGAAGAGGCATTAGAGTATATAAATAATGCAATTAATTCAGATTCAGAGTATATATCTTGTGACACAGAAACAACAGGTTTATTTCCCAGAGATGGTTATATTCTTGGTATCAGTCTAGCTTATGAGGAAGATTCAGGAGTATATATTCTAACAGATATTATAGATGAAGAAGTTGAAGAACAACTTCAAAAATTGTTTTGGAATAAAAAAGTAATATTTCATAATGCAAAATTTGACTTATCAATGTTAGAGTATCATTTCAATTTTGAATTTCCTAGAGTGGAAGATACTATGTTATTACATTATCTTTTAAACGAAAATCCGGGAACTCACGGATTAAAACAATTAGCTATGAAGCATACAAAATATGGAGACTATGAAAAACCTTTAACAGAATATATTGAACAATATTGTAGGAGAAACAGAGTACTAAAATCACAATTTAATTGGGGAATGATACCCTTTGATATTATGCAAGTTTATTCTGCGATGGACGCTGTAGTAACATTTATACTATTTCATGTGTTTAAAGAAGCAATCGCTAAAAATCCTAAATTAGAAAAGGTATATGATGATATACTAATTCCAGGTGTATTCTTCTTAAAAGATATGCAAGATATTGGAGTTCCTTTTGATAGAAAAAGATTAGAGTTAGCACAGAATTTAATGACAGAAAATATTGAAGAAGCAATTGATAGTCTTTACGACTTTCCAGAAGTTAAAATATTTGAAAAAGGTCAAGGAAAAGAATTTAATCCAAATAGTACAGTTCAATTAAGAAGTTTATTATTTGATTATATTGGTTTAAAACCTACTGGTAAAAAGACAGGAACAGGAGCTAATAGTACTGATGCTGAGGTTTTACAAAAACTAGGGATGCAACATGAAATACCAAAACTTATACTTAACATTAGACAAAAATCTAAAATTAAAAATACTTATTTAGATAAAATCATACCACAACTCGATAGAGATAGTAGACTGCGTACTAATTTTAATCTACATACTACAACTAGTGGTAGACTATCTAGTTCTGGTAAGTTAAATATGCAACAAATACCTAGAGATAATCCAATTATTAAAGGGTGTATAAAAGCAAAAGATGATAATAAAATAGTTGCTATGGACTTAACAACTGCAGAAGTGTATGTTGCAGCCGCCCTTTCAGACGATAAAAATTTACAACAGATATTTAGAACAGGAGGAAACTTTCATAATTCTATTGCTAAACTAGTATTTAAACTACCTTGTAAAATCAATGATGTAACAAAGTATTATCCTGTAGAGAGACAAGCAGCTAAAGCTGTTACTTTTGGGATAATGTATGGGGCAGGAGCCCATAAAATATCTGATCAAGTAACAAAAGATAGTGGTACATATTTTTCAATACAAGAAGCACAAGAAGTTATTAATGATTATTTTTATCAGTTCAAAGATCTTAAGAAATGGTTGGAACTTTGTAGAGAATTTATAGAAGCAAATGCTTTTATATATTCTACTTTTGGAAGAAAGAGAAGATTATTAAATGTAAGATCATCGGATAAAGGCATAGCTAGTCATGAAATAAGATCTGGAATTAATTTTTTGGTACAATCTGTAGCAAGTGATATTAACTTATCTGGGGCTATAGATATGCATAACTATATTAAAAGACACAACCTTAAGAGTAAAATTTTTGCTCTAGTACATGACTCAGTATTAGCAGAAGTTCCAGAGCACGAGATAGATCATTATTGTAAAAAGTTAAAAGAATTTATGCAAAAGGATAGAGGAGTTTATATTTCAGGTTGTCCAATAACTTGTGAGTTTGAAATAGCGGAGGATTATTCAAATGGAAAATTCGAAAAAAACTATTCACAATTACTCTAAACAAGAACTCTATGATGAGTTACATGAGAGAACGAGTAAAGTAATTAAATCTGTTACTCCCAAATATGATATTACTTGGTGGGTAAAATGGGTTAGTAGTATTATAATTATTTGCGCTATAATATTGAGATCATTAGGACTATATCATGAAGTAGACGTTCTATTATCCTTTATTGGATGTCTAGGTTGGTTATTTGTTGCAATTCGTTGGCAGGACAGATCACTAATTATATTAAATACAATAGCTGTCACGGTATTATTATTAGGAATGATTAAGGAGATGATGATATGATTAAAATAGATCCAGTCTGGGTAGTATTATTATTATTTCTTGCAATAGTAATAATTAAACAATGGATTAATTTACTATGAAAAAAAGTAACCCTAAAATTGAAAAATACATTGATAAAAGTTATGAGTATGGCTTTGTTACTGATATAGAATCAGAAACAATATTACCAGGACTTAGTGAAGATGTAATTCGATTGATTTCGTTCAAAAAGAATGAACCAGAGTTTTTACTTAAATGGAGACTTAAAGCTTTTAAACATTGGCAAAAAATGAAACAACCAACGTGGGGTCATTTAAGAATTAAAGATATTGATTTTCAGTCTATTTCATATTTTTCACAACCCAAACAAAAACTTAAATCTCTAGATGAAGTTGATCCAGAACTATTACTCACTTACGAAAAATTAGGGATTCCACTTCATGAAAGAGCTAAACTTGCAGGAGTTGCTGTTGATGCAGTTTTTGACAGTATCTCAGTAGTAACAACTTTTAAAGAAAAATTGGCAGAAGTGGGAATCATTTTTTGTTCTTTTTCAGATGCAGTACAAAATCACCCAGATTTAATTAAAAAATATTTAGGAAAGGTTGTTCCTTTCAGAGATAATTTCTACGCTGCTCTAAATGCAGCAGTCTTTAGTGACGGCTCATTTGTATATATTCCTAAGGGTGTTCGTTGTCCGATGGAACTATCAACATATTTTAGAATCAATGAAGAAAATACAGGACAGTTTGAGAGAACATTAATTATAGCAGATGAAGGTAGTCATGTTAGTTATCTTGAAGGATGTACTGCACCAATGAGAGATGAAACTCAATTACATGCTGCAGTTGTTGAACTAATCGCACTTGATGATGCTGAAATTAAGTATTCTACAGTTCAAAACTGGTATCCCGGAGATGAAGAAGGTAAAGGTGGTATATATAACTTTGTTACTAAACGAGGGGACTGTAGAGGTAAAAACTCAAAAATATCTTGGACACAAATTGAAACAGGTTCTGCAATAACATGGAAATATCCAAGTTGTATTTTAAGGGGAGATAATTCAATTGGTGAATTTCACTCAATAGCATTAACAAATAATTATCAACAAGCAGACACAGGAACAAAAATGATACACTTAGGTAAAAATACTAAAAGTAGAGTTATTAGTAAAGGTATTTCTGCTGGTCATGGTCAAAATAGTTATAGAGGTCTTGTCTCTGTTTCAAAAAATGCAAAAGATTCTCGTAATTATACTCAATGTGATTCTTTATTAATTGGTAGTGATTGTGGAGCCCATACTTTTCCAACTATAGAAAGTCGTAATTCATCGGCCATAATAGAACATGAAGCTACAACTTCTAAAGTGGGAGATGAACAACTTTTTTATTGTAGACAAAGAGGTATTTCAGAAGAAGATGCAATCGGTCTCATAGTTGGTGGTTTCTGTAAAGAAGTTTTAAGAGAACTTCCAATGGAATTTGCTGTAGAAGCTCGAGCCTTATTACAAGTTAGTTTAGAGGGAGCTGTTGGATGAAATATAGTAAAGAAATTTTATATCATTTCAGTTGTGATATCTGTTATAATTGGTGGACTTATCCAGCTGGAATGCACGAGATAGATTTTGACACTAAGACATGGTTTTGTCCACATTGTCTACACGAACATAAACCTCCACATAAGAATGTATTTCTACAATCAGACAAATGAGTTTAGATGATATAAAATTTCCAATCTATGTGATTGGTACTGAAGATGTGGAAACTGTAGATAATGTAGTATTTGCAGAGGGTAGAGTAGTTGATGATAAAAATATGAGTGGAAAAACGATAGGAAAAAGAAGACTAGAAACTGATCTTCCTAACCTATATCCACTAAGATATATGATAAAGTCGAAAGTAGGATTAGTAAAACACAGAGGATATATTTATATTGATTCAGAAGGAAAACTTTTTTCATATAAAAAACATAAATTTTTTCCATTAAAATATCATAAAATAAGAAGAGTTGATATGAAAGATGTGGCATCATTACTATGGCTTGAAAATATTAATTTTCCAATAGAAATAGAAAGACCCCCTGCTGAAGAATATACTTGGGCAGGAATAATTTATAAAGGAACAATTCCATGGTTTTTCTATGAGTATTCAACTGAGTGGAAAAAGGAAACAAAAAGAAAAGTATGAATAACTTAATTTACATGGGTGGGCTATTAGGATTGTGTATAGTGGTTTTTATAATAGCGTATAAAGAATGAAAGCAGTACTAAGTAATAGAATTTATATGACAGTAAATGATCACCTTGAGTCTATAATTGATAAACAATTAACATATAAAATACCATCATATAAACCTATGGACCCGCCTCAGATTATTAAAAATATGGGGTTTATTAGACGAGGGTTTATAACTATGCCAATAGGTAGAGATGACCTCATTCCCACAAACTATGAGATAGTAGACAAACGACTGAAAGTTCCTATGGAGTTCCCAGAATTTAAGTTTGAATTACGAGAAAGCCAACAGAAAGTTTATAACGAAGTACAAGATAATTGTATAATAAACGCTTGGGTAAGTTGGGGAAAGACATTTACTGCGTTAGCAATTGCAGGTAAACTTAAACAAAAAACATTAGTTGTAGTACATACTTTAGCTCTACGATCGCAGTGGGAAAGAGAGGTAAAAAAGGTTTTTGATATTAAAGCTGGAATTATAGGTAGTGGAAAGTTTGATATTGATAGTCCGATAGTAATTGGCAATGTTCAATCTTTATACCGAAGGATTCCTGATATAATAAATGAATTCGGATTATTAATTTTAGATGAGATGCATCATGTTAGTAGTCCAACTTTTTCAAGAGTTGTAGATAAAAGTCGAGCAAGATATAAGATTGGATTATCTGGAACTATAGAAAGAAAAGATAAGAAACATGTAGTTTTTAGAGATTATTTTGGCAGTAATATTCTAACTCCCCCAAAAGAAAACTACATGACTCCATCTATAGATATAATACATACAGATATTAGATTCTTAGACGGAGCTGCCATACCGTGGGCTAGAAAGATTAATCAACTATCCTACAATGAGGAATATCGACATTCAATTGCAATGATAGCTAGTGCTTATTCTAGTAGAGGTTATAAACTTTTGGTAGTATCAGATAGAGTTGAACTACTAAAAAAGTGTGCTGAATTGAGTGGAGAAAAGGCTATAGTAATTACTGGAGAAGTCCCTCATACAGAAAGACCTAAAATGATGGAACAACTATATAAGGATAAAGATATTCTTTATGGAACACAATCTATTTTCTCAGAGGGTATTTCTTTAAACTGCTTAAGCTGTTTACTTTTAGCTACTCCCGTTAATAATGACCCTTTGTTAACACAACTAATCGGGAGAATAATAAGACAAGAAGAAGGTAAGAAGAAACCAGTCGTAATTGATATTAACTTGATAGGTAAAACAGCCCGTAGACAAGCGAATAATCGGTTGGGATACTACATGAAACAGGGGTATGTCATTAATCACCTTTGAAAATTTAGTACTTGACACCGAGTTAATTTTTTGGTATAATAGATGGTAAGATATAATTGGAAAAAGATATTAAAAGTGACTAAAGGCAGTATAGTTGATATATTGTTAATAGTACATACACTTACTTATAGTCTTACACCCAAAAACTATCGCGATCCATTATATAAATATTGGAATAAAGACTGGTCTGGAAACAGTTTCTTAATAACTCCCGAAGCTATTTTCGAAAAAAGACCACAATTTTCTGATCGAGAATGGGCAGAATATATAGCTGTAGCAAGCTATAGAAATTTGAACTCCTACAACGAAAACAGAAAAACAACACTAGATCTTTTGCACAATCCTGTGCCTGAGATCATAATAAAAAACAACAGGCTACTCAAAATTGAAGATGGAGTTATACACTTTAGATTTGAGAAGTCCCCCTAAAAAAGGAGAAAATAAATGGCTATACAATTTGCCAAGCTAGAAGGTAAAGCGAAAAAATCAAGCATAGTACAATTTCAATACCGAGATGGTGATAACATTGTACGTATGGTAGGTGATATTCTTCCCCGATATGTCTATTGGATAAAAGGAGAAAACAACAAAAATATACCTATGGAATGTTTGTCGTTCAACCGCGATACTGAAACCTTCGATAATAAAGAAAAAGACTGGGTAAGAACATACTACCCAGAAATGAAATGCGGTTGGTCTTATGCAATACAATGCATAGATCCTGCTGATAAGCAGGTAAAAGTCCTAAATCTAAAGAAAAAATTGCTAGAACAAATAATGCTAGCAGCAGAAGATTTAGGCGATCCTACAGATCCAGAAACTGGTTGGGATATACACTTTAAAAGAGTTAAAACCGGACCAATGGCGTTTAATGTGGAGTATCAATTACAAGTTCTAAGATGTAAAACTAGAACTTTGGATGAAGAAGAACAGGCAGCATGTGCTGAACTCAAATCAATGGATGATGTTCTTCCTCGACCAAGCACAGAAGCGCAAAAAGAATTACTGGATCGTTTACGTTCTTTAGGAAGTAACACTCCTGAAGAAGTTGCAAAGGAATTTAATGGTAATGGTAACGGCAAAAAACAACCGTGGTAAACACCATACTATTCACAGCAGACTGGCACTTGAAGCTGGGACAGAAAAATGTCCCAGTTACTTGGGCACGTAATAGGTTTAAACTGTTTATAAAGCAGTTAAAAGAGTTAGAAAACAAAGCAGATTTACATATAATTGGAGGCGATTTATTTGATAGAGTGCCTTCAATGGTAGAATTGGAATTATATTTTAAGTTTATAAGTGGAGTTGGTATTCCAACATTAATATTTGATGGAAACCACGAAGCAACAAGAAAGGGAAAAACATTTTTCACGCAGTTAAAAAGTGCCACAACGGAATTAAATTCGTTGGTAGAGATAATTGACGAAAAATACATGACGGACCAATTTGGTATCCTTCCCTATTGTGAGCTACATAGGAAGTGGCACAGTAAACAATATAATATAAGGCAACCGCTATTTACTCACGTTAGGGGAGCGATACCTCCACACGTAAATCCTGAAGTCGATTTAAGAAGGTTTGCACCTTTTCCAATCGTATTTGCAGGAGATTTACATAGCCATGCCAATACACAATTAAACATTGTATATCCCGGCAGTCCTATGGCTACACAATTTCATAGAACAAAAATACAAACAGGCTACTTGCTAATTGACACAAGCTCGTGGAATTGGAAGTGGAACGCTTTCAAACTTCCACAATTAGTGAGAAAGACAATAACTGATCCAAAGGATATGATTCCCACGGATTACGACCATACGATTTATGAAATTGAGGGTAATGTATCAGACTTAGCGGGAGTAAAAAATACCGAACTATTGGATAAGAAGATAGTAAGACGCAAAACTGAAGCTGCTTTGATTCTAACAAAGGATATGACTATCGAAGATGAATTGGTAGAATATCTTAGCTATATTTTGGAATTAGAAGATGGACAAGTTAAGGAGATTTTAGGAGTATACCATGATTACTCTCGGGACATTGCGGTGGGATGACTGCTTTAGTTATAGTAAAAACAATAGTTTAGATTTGACTAGTAGTAATTTGACACAACTTATCGGTACTAACGGTGTTGGTAAGTCGAGTATACCTTTGATACTTGAGGAGGTCTTGTACAACAAGAACTCAAAAGGAATCAAGAAAGCGGATATACAGAACCGATATTATAATCGAGGTTATAATATTTCCCTTAACTTTGCAGTTGAAGATGTACAGTACAAAATTGATGCTCGTAGAAGTCGTGGTGTAATTAAGGTAAAGTTGTTGAAAAATGGCAAGAACATATCTTCTCATACCGCGACTAATACATACAAAACTGTTGAGGGCATTTTAGGTTTAGATTTTAAAACGTTCTCACAGTTAGTTTACCAGAACACCAATGCTAGTTTACAATTTTTGACTGCCACAGACGCGACAAGAAAGAAGTTTCTCATAGACCTATTTGCTCTTGAAAGATATTTGGACTTTCATGAGATATTCAAGAAAGGAGCAAAAGTAATAAACCACTCCGTTTTGATTGCGAGAGGCAAAGTACAATCAATAGAAAATTGGTTGCATAATAACAAACTCGATAATAGTAACATACTTCCGATGAAAAAATTGGAAATTTCGTCGGACGCAGACGAAGAAGCATTACGTTCATTGTTAGTAGAATTTGAAAATATCTTATCTACGAATAGAAAAATCTCAGAAAACCAGATGAAAAAGAAACTAATGGGACAGATCAAAATTCGGGATATCACAAATATAGTAAGACCCGATAGGATGAAGTGGGATGATCTTAGCAGAAAAATTGGGGAATACGACTTTGCAATACGACAATGTGAAGCCACAATCGACTCAATTAGTGGAATTGGCGCAGAGTGTCCGACTTGTTCCCAACCTATATCTCCTGGATTTGTGGATCAGATGATAGAAGGAGCAGATAATAGTGCCCGCAAAATGACACAAAGCAGAGATAGTACAAGAAAAGAAATTGCACAAATTAAGGAAAGTGTGAGAAGGTATGAAGAAGCTATCGCCAAAAGGGACGAGTGGGGAAATTTACAACGCAGTATAGATAAAACTTTATCCGATGAACCGATTGACGCGATTAGGCTTCAGGAAGATATTAAAGTTTTACAAGCTAAGATAAAGAAAGCAAGAAGTATGATACAAGAGATAATGCACGAAAATGAGAGACGTGCAACACAGAACACAAGGATACAAGTGATACAAGAACAGACACAAGAGTTTGAAACAGAACTGAATTCAATCGAAACAGAGCTTGGAAAAAATTCGGCAAAACTTGCAAATTTAGATATACTTAAACGCGCATTTAGTACAAGCGGACTTATAGCTTATAAGATTGAGAACCTTGTGAAAGATTTAGAAGACATGACTAATGATTACCTAGCAGAACTTAGTGATGGTCGTTTCAGTATAAACTTTGTTGTGAATAATGACAAATTGAATGTTGAAATAACAGATAACGGAAAGACAGTTGCAATTACTGCCCTTTCTAGTGGTGAGTTGACGCGTGTGAATACTGCGACACTAATTGCAATTCGGAAACTAATGAGTAGTATTTCGAAGAGTCGCATCAATGTATTGTTTTTAGATGAAGTCATTAATGTATTAGACGAAGCGGGTAGGGAGAAGCTCGTTGAGATTTTACTTAAAGAAGAAGATTTAAATACATATGTAGTTTCACATGGTTGGACTCACCCTCTGCTAGAGAAAATTGAAGTAATTAAAGAGAATAACATATCGAGGTTAGAATGAAAGATTTAGACGAAAATGATTTAAAACTGTGGAAAGAAGATGAGAAGAAGCTTTTCTCTAAACATTATCATACAAAACTATCCCACACACATGATCACGATGATCAGCATCACGCACACAAACATGATAAACTAAATCATCCTCATGATCACGAACATGAGCATATCATTAAAATGTGGGGTGACGAAAGAGGTTATACAATAATAGGAGAAGAAGATGATGTTTGTTAATCCATTAAAATATTGGCAGGATAGAATAAAGTTCCAAGTTATGGTTAAGTCAATTCCATTAAAAGTTTGGTGGGATAAAGTTTTACATAAGAAGTTCCATATAGGATGGGTCTTTCTTGTATTAACTATAGGAATGATAACGTGTATAATAATACTATCTAAATTAGTATGAGTGGAGTTGTCAAAATAAATTCTCTTCCAAAGCCATATGGAAAACACATATTGGTTAAACGAGAAGAACCAGAAGAAGAAGCAAGAGATAGTGGTATAATTATACCATACGGACATAGAAAACTATCACAGCTTGGAGACATTATAGCTTTAGGTAGTCATAGTAGAACAACTAAGAAAGGTAAAAGAATACCTTTTGATGTTGAAGTAGGGGATCAAATTTTATTTAAGTGGCATGCAGCTACGACAGTATTAGAGTTTGATAATATTCAATATCTTCTATTAAAAGAAGATGATATAATAGTGGTGATCGATTAATGGTAGATTCAAGAGCAAAGGGAGCAGCAGGGGAAAGACAAGTAAGAGATATATTAAGAAAATATACAGAGTTAGAATGGCAAAGAGTGCCTCATTCAGGTGCATTAAGTTTTATGAAAGGAGATGTATTCGTTCCAAATATACATAATAATTATTGTGTAGAAGTAAAGTTTTATAAACACAGTCATTTTAACGATAAGGTACTAACAAATAGTACAAATCCATTTATTAGTTGGTGGGATCAAACAACAAAACAAGCTAAATTAGCTGGAGCAAAACCCATACTATTTTTTAAATATAATAGAAGTAAGATTTTTGTGGCTACAAGAGATAAACCAGAAGTAATAAAAAAATATATGTATGTTAGTCATTTAGATTGTTATGTAATGGAATCAACTAGCTGGCTTACGTATGAAGAACCGAGATTTATAAATGGCTAAAACATTTACACAGTTAGGTGCAAAAGCACCAAGAAATAGAGTACTAGTAATAGATGCTTTAAATTTAGGTTTTAGATGGAAACACCAAGGAAGAACGGATTTTCGAGAAGATTATATAAGTACAGTAAAATCCTTTGCTAGATCGTATAATTGTGGAACAATAATTATTACAGCGGACAAGGGAAGTAGTGAGTATAGAAAAGAAATATATCCTGAGTATAAATTAAATCGTAAAGAAAAATACGCAAAACAAACCGAAGAAGAGAAACAAGCATTTTTAGATTTCTTCAAAGAACTAGAAGCAACACTAAAATTGATGAATAAACAATGGTTAGTTTTACAATACGGGGGAGTTGAAGCAGATGATTTAGCTGCTTATATAGTGCGAAATCTAGAGAAATATGACATGTCTCACATCTGGTTAATAAGTACTGATAGAGATTGGGATTTATTAATTAGTGAAAAAGTGTCAAGATTTTCATATATAAATAGAAAAGAAACAACTTTTTCAAATTGGAAAGAAACACATAATTATAATGTAGAAGATTATATTACAATTAAATGTTTAATGGGAGATTCAGGAGATAATATTAAAGGTATTACAGGGATCGGACCAAAAAGAGCGGAGATATTAGCTAATGAATATGGTACAGCATTTGACATATATGATGCATGTCCTATTGATAGTAAATATAAATATGTCCAAACTTTAAATGAAAATGCTGATGTGCTACTGCGCAATTATGAGATAATGGATTTATTATCATTTTGTGAAGAAGCAATAGGAACTGACAATGTAGTTAGTATCGATAATTTATTATCAAGCCATACTTAAGGAGTAGAAGATGGCAAGTACAAGAGCGCAAGTAGTTACTAGACGTACCTACAATAGACCATTAAATATAGAAGGAACATTATTTGAAACATGGGAACAAACCATTGGTAGAGTAATAGCTCATCAAAAATGGTTATGGGAAAGAGCAAAAGGAGAAACTCGCCTTAATAGTGAAGAATGGAATGAGTTAGTAGAGTTACAAGGATTATTAGTATCAAGAAAAGCCTTAATGGCAGGTAGAACTTTATGGTTAGGAGATACAGAAATATCTCGTAGACGAGAAAGTTCTATGTTTAATTGTTCTTTTACAATAGTAGAAACAGTATATGACTTAGTAGATGTTCTATGGCTTTTATTACAAGGTTGTGGAGTAGGGTTTAAACCTATTACTGGAACACTTAATGGTTTTTATAAGCCAATAGAAGATATACAAGTGATTCATACTCAACGAACAGGAAAGGGTGGTATAGAAGATAATGTAGAAACATGGAATCCTGATACTAAAATATGGACTCTGACTGTTGGAGATTCTGCGGAAGCATGGGCAAAAAGTGTTGGAAAACTATTAGCTGGAAAATATCCTGCAAAGAGATTAATACTTAACTTTTCTGAAATAAGACCTGCAGGAGAAAGATTAAGAGGATACGGTTGGATTTCTTCTGGAAGCAAAGCAATAGGTAAAGCCTATTTTCAAATAGCTAAGATATTGAATCTAAGGAGTGGAAATCTTTTAAGAAAGATGGATATTCTAGATATAGTAAATTGGTTAGGAACTGTATTATCTTCACGAAGAAGTGCAGAACTTGCTTTATTTGATTATGGAGAACCTGAGTGGGAAGATTTTGCAGTAGCTAAAAAAGACTGGTGGACTAATGGTAATGAACAAAGACAGCAAAGTAACAATTCTTTATTATTTAGGTACAAACCAAAGAAAGAAGAATTGGGACATATCTTTGAATTAATGGCAGATTCTGGTGGTTCTGAGCCAGGTTTTATAAACGGTGTAGCTGCACTAGAACGAGCCCCATGGTTTAAAGGAGTTAATCCTTGTGCTGAAATCTTACTAGGAAATAAAACATTCTGTAATCTAACAGAGGTTGACTTAGGAAAATTTGCAGGAGACCATGCTGGATTAATTAGAGCTTTGAAACTGATTGCGAGAGCAAACTATCGTCAAACTTGTGTAGATCTTCGTGATGGAGTTCTACAAGAAGCTTGGCATCTTAATAACCAATTCCTACATTTATGTGGGGTAGGGCTAACTGGAATAGCTAGAAGGAGGAACTTAGGAGCTTATGATTACAAACAAATGCAAAGAGTCACAACCTCAGCCGCATATCGTATGGCTGATGAACTGGATCTTCCCAGACCAAAAAATGTTACAACTGTCAAACCATCGGGAACTCTTAGTAAGATTATGGACACAACTGAAGGTGTGCATAAGCCTCTTGGTAAATATATCTTCAATAACATTAATTTTTCTAAGCACGATCCTCTTATTGGTATTTTGCGTAGTGCTAATTATAATGTATTCGATCACCCTACTGATCCAGAAGGGATATTGGCTACTTTTCCAATTGCTTACGAAGATGTTGAGTTTGATAGGAGAGGTAAGAAAGAAGTTAACATGGAATCGGCAATAAGCCAATTAGAAAGATATAAACTATTACAGAATAATTGGTGTCAACAAAATGTTAGTGCAACAATTAGTTATAGTCCAGATGAAGTCTCTGGTATAATAGATTGGTTATATCATAATTGGGATCAATATGTTGGAGTAAGTTTTATTTATCGGAATGATCCAACTAAAACGGCAAAAGACTTAGGTTACTTATATCTACCACAGGAAGTAGTAACTAAAAAAGAATACGATAAGTATGTGGAAAGGCTTCTCCCTATTGATTTGGAAAGTGCAAATACTTTTGAAGAAATAAAGGATGAAGAATGTATAACGGGCGCTTGCCCAATAAAGTAGGAGATTAAAATGGTTACAGAAGTCACAGACCAAGAACCCGTATTAGTACTCAACGACAAAAAATATATAATTAGTGATCTTAGTGATGAAGCTAAGTATTGTGTTGCTCAATTACAGAGTGTACAAACTCAAATAGGCAATGCCCAAGCTTCATTAGATGTCCTTCAAATGGCTTCAGTAGGATTTACTGATAGATTGACTGAATTTGTCGAAAGTAAAGATACAGAACCAGAAGAAGAAACGGTTAATTAAAGAAAAACCCGCTTAATGCGGGTTTTTTATAATATAAAAACTATATTTATTATCCTTCTAGAACAGCTATTCTAGCTTCTAGTTCTTGTATTGCTTTAACTGCGTGAGTTAAAATTGCCATTGCTTTAACTCCTTTCCTTCCTTCTACTCCTGATACAGCTTCTTCAAAAACAGTTTCTACTTCTTGTGCTACAAATCCTGCTTGTCCAGTTCCTACTCCACCTACGTCTCCTCCCGTTTTCCAATCAAAAATTCTTGGTCGTAATGCTTTAATCACAGTTGTTCCATCAGATAAGTCTAGTATATTTTCTTTTAGTGCTATATCTGAAGTATCATTCATAACACCATAAATACCACCAGTCTGTAATGACAATTTAGTAGAACTATTATCAACTAATTTCCAATTTATTACTTGACCAGATGATGTACTGGTCGCCTCTAATTCAATAGATGACTGAATATAACCACCACCTGTGGGTCCGTTTGGTCCTGAAGCAAATTTAATTCCAACATTATCTGCGTGATCACTACAATCAGCACCAATCAAAATATGATTAGGAGTATCATTTGAAACTGTCTGAAAAGAAGTGTAAGTATCAGGATTCATTGCATCTGTAGTACTGCCTATCATAACGCGTCCAGAAGAATCAATACGCATTTTTTCTGCAGCAGCAGCAGCACCAGCACCTGTATAAAAGGTAAGAGCTGTTTGTGATGAGGTGCCTTCTATTACGGACAGAATTTTGGTTCTTACAGTATCTGCACCAGAAAATGCAGAATCTTCGTTAATAGACCATTCAATACCACCTACAACATCACCAGCAACAGCTGCACCACTTGAATCATATTGCTCAAATCTAATTTTCGGAGCTGCATCTCTCTCATAAATATGTAGAAGCTCATCAGGAACTGCATCTCCTCCAATTACAACTTTACCTGTTTGACATTTAAGAGTGACATTACTAGAACTTCCTGAATCCCAAATACCCATATATGTACTTCCTGAATGCTCATATCCAAACATTCCTCTAAACGAAGAACCATTTTCAGTAAATATGATACGCATATCATTATCACCTTGAATATGCATAACAGAAGAAGCAATTGATGCTGCAACTGAACTAGTGCTAAATCCACCCGAATCATCATGGACTTCAAATTTGGCGGTTGGACTCGCAGTTCCTATACCAATTTTTCCGTCATGCTTAATTACCATATGGCTTGGACAAGATGAACCGCCATCAGTAGATGTTCTAAATGATAGCAAACCACCAGAAGTGTCATCATCCCAACCACCAGTTATAAAAGATAGTGGATATGTACCGCTATGACCACCAACAGCTGAAAACCCAATTCCTAAAGCTAGTGTTTCTCCAAGACCTAATGCATTATTCATTAGTCTTATTACAGCTTTACTTGATGTATCAACTCTCATACCTAGTTGACTTGTTCCATAAACTTCTAATTGGGCTCCTGGGCTCGCAGTTCCTATACCAATTCGTTGAGTTTCATCAATCGTCATTGCAGTAACTAAAGCTGGTCCACTAGCGATACCTGTTTGAAAGTGCATAGCACCTGTATGTGTTGCACCAGGCTCAGTTGTAAAAATTCTTGCTGTCGCTGCAGCACTTCTAGCAAAGCTTAAAGCTGCTTGATCATGGGCAGAGTTTGAAATAGTTATTCCACCAATAGCACCACTTGATCTTACTTCTAACCAATCTTGAGGAGCTGTATCACCTATACCAACTTTTCCATTTTTTGTAATGGTCATGTGGGTTGTTAAGGTACCATCTTTCTGAGTAGCAAACTTCATCATTGAAGAGGTTGTAGCATTACTATTCCATGAATTTTCTCCTGATACGGTTATCTCGGCTGCATTTAACAAACCAGCGTCTGTTCTTTTACTTCTCCAAACTATTCCACTACCGTAACCACCATTTTGATTATTAGTTAATGTAAGTCCGACGGTTTGGTCTGTAGATGTTCTATAAACTTCTAATTTATCTACTGGAGCTGCAATTCCTATACCAAGATTGCCCGCATTGGTAAGTCTCATTTTTTCAGTCCAAGTACTATTACTTGTTGTAAATGTTCCAAACTGAATACTCTCTGTGCTATCACAAGCTAATCCTAATGAATCAGCATCAAACATATCTTCACCAATATAGGAATAACCACCAAGTTTGATAATGTCATCTACTGAAATACCCGTTGTAGTTGTAGCTAGTTTTGCAGAGCCATTATGATAAAGTCTTGCTTCACCATCTTGTGTTGCCCATATCATATTTTCATCCCCTGCAGCATTGAGTACATTAAAAATAGCTGCTCGGAACCTTAAATCACCTGTTCCAGATTGATGAATATATGAATGGGAGCCATCATGTTTAATTGTTAAATCATTAGAGTTTCCCCATTTGACAGGTATATTATCTCCCATACTTAAACCACTAGTTAAAGAATTATCAAGAGTCATTGATACAGTAGTAAAATGCATTTTTTTAGTACCTGCAACGGTAAAAGCTAATTCATTAGTAGCAGATTGATACATTCCTGTATCTGCATCGCCACCAACTTGAAAACATGGAGCCGAAGCTGATCCATCAGTAGTAACTCTTATTGTACTAGCTACTCCTAATGTTCCTGCCATTGTAATATTAGTAGAATTAGCAAGAACTGCCATAGCCACGGTTCCTGCCCTATTGACTAGACTTATATCATTAGTACCACCATAACCATAAATCTGTGCACCCCATGAAGCATGTCCTCCTAATCTGGCTTCTCCACTAATAGGAGTACTAGCTCCTCCTCGGATACGTATATTTGCAGATGCAATTGTATCTCCTGTAATATCTAAAGCACCCGCCAAAGTCACCTTTTGTGCGTTGTCAATAGTAACTGATGTCGTGCTTGCTTCTTTAATAAACAACGAACGTCCGTCTGGATAAACTATATTTAAGTCATTACTAGCTGCAGTTGTAAGACTTCCACCTGCTTCTAAAGTTAAAACTCCTGCATTAGTTATACTTGTACCACCACCAAATGTTGAAGTTCCTGTAACTCCTAATGTTCCACTGATTGTTTGATTTCCTGTAAGTGCTAAAAGAGAACCTGAGAGTGTCATTACATCGGTGGCAGCTGCATTCCATAAATAAGAACTAGTGCTGTGACTGTAATAAAATTTGGCTGCTTCAACTGCTTCAGGATCTCCAAACCAAAATCCTGCAACTTTATTGTTTGGAGTTAAAAATTGAATTCCCGTATGGTTATCATTTTCAATAGTTAATTCAGTATTGTTTGATGCAGCTGATTGACCGCTCGCTGCATTTTTAATATGTACTTTAGCATTACCTGTAGGACTCGTAGTTCCTACTCCTAATGTTCCTGCTACTGATACATTACCTGTAAAGGCAGGAGCTTCTTCTACTTGAGAAGCTGCCCAAGCTATATCTGTTCCATCACTAGTAAGTACATAATTGTTTGAACCTAGTGCTAATGCTACTGGGTTTCCTGCTGAATTTCCAGCAATTATTTGACCTCTTGCAAGATCTGCCATTTTACCTACGGTTATTGCATTATCAGAAATATGTACGGTATCTATTGATCCGTCAACATAATGTTCTGAGTCTATTGCATTATCACCTATTTTAGCGTTTGTTACTGCATCTGCTCCTAGTTCTGTAGTGGTAACACTACCTGCAACTATTGAAGCTGTTACAACTGCATTAGTTGCTAACTTAGCCGCAGTAATAGCATCATCAGCTATGTCTGCTACTGCTATAGTACCTGCAGCGAGTTTAGCTGTAGTAATAGCGTCGTCGGCTATATCTGCAGTCGCTATCGTTGCGTCTAGTATTAAATTTGTTCCTATTCTACTTATTGCCATTTATTTTTCCTGTTTTAGTTTCTCAACTTCTGCCGAGAGTTCTTGGATTGATTTTACAAGCATAGGTATTAGTGCACTTTCACCAACTCTTTGCCTATCATTTACTTCATCTACTCGCCATAGACCAAAGCCTTCTTTAATTTCTGGATACTTATCTATTACTTCTTTAACTTCTTGAGCCACAAATCCATGATTATATTTACCATTCATGGTTCTTTCTTCAGAGTCTTCTACATAGGCTGTATGATCTTTAGGTAAGTCTTTTTCTTTTTTCCAAAGGAAAGTAACAGGTCTTAATTCGTTTATAAAATTTAATCCAACTACTTCGTCTTGTATATCTTCTTTGTACCTAATGTCCGAAGGAGCTGACCAAGTAGTTCCACCAAATGAACAAGTAGTATCTACTGTGCCATCTCCAAATGTAAAAGTTGAGTCACCAGAACCTGCTATATTATATCCAAAAACATGTTGTTTTTGAGAATCAGTAGCAGAGGTATGTGTATAATTACCCATCATAATATTTCTAATACCTGTTTGAAGTAATACACCATAAGCACCTGTTGCTTCACCTATACCAACATTATAAGAACCTGAAGTAAGTGCTCCTAAAGCACTTGAACCTACAGCAACTGTTCCAGAAGCCCCTAGTATAGCATCTGAAGCAGTAGCACCAATCGCTACATTAGCATTACCACTAGTCATTATTTTACCAGCATCTTTACCTATAATTACATTACCTGCAGCTGCAACAGCTTTACCTGCATCTTTACCTATAATTACATTATTATCGCCGTTACATATTAATCCTGCACGAGCACCTATTACAGTATTTCCAGCAGAATTACTATTTGTTTGCATAGCTTGATAGCCAATAGCTATATTATCTGCACCAGAAGTGTTATAATATAAAGCACGCCAACCTATTCCTATATTATAATATCCACCTTCATTATATCGCATTGCTTGAAAACCTATACCCATATTAGAATTACCAGTATTTTGATTTAAAGCCAAAGATCCAAAGGCAATATTTTGAACACCATTAATATTAGTTGTTAAAGCACCTGCTCCAACCGCAGTATTTTCATAACCCGCAACATTTAATTTTAACGCTTCATAGCCTACAGATGTATTATATCCACCAGTAGTATTCATCTGACTATATAAACCAATAGCTACTTGTTGTGCTGAAATTGCTTTACCTGCTGCTGATCCTATAGCAATATTACCTGTTCCTGTATTTGTATAACCAGCTTCATGTCCGATCATTACTTGATTTGATCTATTTCCACTAGTTCCTGCAACATTACCAATATGTACATTTTGTATACCTGTAGAAGTACCAGCACCTGCAGCATACCCTACAGCAGTATTATTATTACCTGAAGTATTTACTGTTAATGCATTATAACCGACCGCTACATTATTATTACCTGTAACAGCAGCATCTAAAGCATAAGCACCAATACCTACATTTTCTGAACCTGAGGTATTTCCTTGCATAGCTGCACGACCCATTGCAGTATTATTATTAGCTAAGTTTCCATTTAGTGCATCTTGTCCAAAAGCACAGTTACTTGTACCAGTTAGATTTTCATACAAAGCAGCATATCCAAAAGCGGAATTATAATTTGCTGTAGTATTTTTTCTTAAAGCACTATATCCAAAAGCGTTATTATTACCACCAGTAGTATTATCTCTAAGTGCTTCTCTACCAACAGCAGTATTAAAAGTTCCTTCAGTATTAGTAACAAGGGCACTTGTACCAACTGCAGTATTATGAGCACCACCATCATTTGCTGCTAAAGCATAATAACCAACAGCTACATTTGCAGCTCCATCCGTATTTGAAGATAATGAATTTCTACCTACAGCTACGTTCTGTGTACCTGTAATATTTGCATATAAAGCAGAGCGACCAAAAGCATCATTACTACCTCCTGTAGTATTTGCTTGTAAAGCACCTTTACCAACAGCTGTATTAGCATCACCAGTTGTATTTGCTTTTAAAGCATCAATACCAACAGCAACATTATTAGATGCTGTGGTGTTTGCTGCTAAAGCACTTGAACCAAGGGCTGTGTTTGATGCTCCTGTGGTGTTTACTTCTAAAGATTTAAAACCAACTGCTGTGTTACTTGCGCCTGTGGTGTTTGCTCCTAAAGCACCTTTACCCACTGCTGTACCATAAGAGCCTGTGGTGTTTGCATCTAAAGCTGTAGCACCCACTGCTACATTATCAAGACCTGTAGTATTTACTAGTAATGAGTTAGCACCAACTGCTGTATTATTAGCACCTGTGGTGGTTGCTCCTAAAGCACTAGAGCCAACGGCTGTGTTACTACCTGCTGTTGTATTAGCATCTAGTGCTTGATAACCAACTGCAACATTAGTTGTACCTGTGGTGTTTGCTCCTAAAGAAGCGTAACCAACTGCTACATTATTTGCCGCTGTTGTATTGGCATCGAGAGCATAAGAACCAACGGCTACATTACCTGCACCTGTGGTGCTTACATATAGTGCATTACGACCTATGGCAACATTATTTGCCCCAGTTGTGTTTTCTTG